GCTTCGCGTCTCGGTGCTGGTCTTAACGCTGCTAACACAGGTGCTGCTTCAGCAACTGCAGTTGGTGCTAACACAGTTGGTACAGCTCCTGACTCGTCAAACAACGCTGGCAACTCGTTCTACAACTACACAATGGGTCTTCTCGTTGGTTCTGCAGAACTTCTTGGCGCGAATAGCTCATACATCTTCCCGGAAATGGGCTTCTCAATCGAGAAGGTTACCGTATCTGCTAAGACACGTGCTCTGAAGGCAGAATACACCCTAGAACTTGCACAAGATCTGAAGGCAATTCACGGTCTTGACGCAGAAGCCGAACTTTCGAACATCCTTTCAGGTGAAATCCTTGCGGAAATCAACCGTGAAGTTGTTCGCTCGATCATCATCACTGCTGAGCGCGGTGCAACTGAAGGTACTACAACATCGGGTATCTTCGATCTTGACACCGACTCAAACGGCCGTTGGTCAGTTGAAAAGTTCAAGGGTCTTCTGTTCCAGATCGAACGTGAATGCAACAAGATTGCGAAAGAAACACGTCGCGGTAAGGGTAACGTAATCATCTGCTCGTCAGACGTTGCTTCGGCACTTCAAATGGCTGGTGTTCTTGATTACGCTCCTGCTCTGAACACTTCTTCGCTGAACATTGACGACACAGGCAACACGTTTGCTGGTGTTATCAGCGGTCGCATTAAGGTCTATATCGATCCTTATGCCGGTACAAACTTCTTGGTAGTAGGCTATAAGGGTTCGAATCCGTTCGATGCCGGTCTCTTCTATTGCCCCTACGTTCCGCTGCAAATGGTTCGTGCGGTTGATCCAGGTTCATTCCAACCGAAGATTGGCTTCAAGACACGTTACGGCATGGCACCGAATCCATTCGCCAAGGGCACAACTGCTGCTTCGACAACAGCTGTTCTTGAGCAAGATTCGAACAAGTACTATCGTCGCGTTCTTGTTAACAACTTGATGTGATATAAGAGTTGGAATAACCAACCTAAAAACTGGAAGGGGAGTCGAAAGGCTCCCCTTCTTTTTGGCATGTACAATATATAAATAGTGTGTATAATGGATATTGCAGCCAAAGGAAAGATATGACAGCCGTCAATGATATAAACAAAAACTTTCTGTCACCTTTAGGCTACAAGTTTACCCTTGCGCGAGCACCTGCGCTCAGTTACAATGTACAGAACATTCGTTTTCCTGGCGTGCAGATGAGTAACGGAGAAAGCCCGACTCCGTTCGTGCCGATTCCAGTGACTGGCAAGCTTACTTATAGTCCTCTCGATATTACGTTTCGTCTGAACGAAGATATGACAGATTATCTCGAGATCTATAATTGGATGGTGGCTCTGGCATCGCCTGTTAGCTTTGACGCTTATAAAGCTGTACAGAATTCACGGGCCGGCTCGACAGGAACACTCTACTCCGATCTAAATTTACAGATCATGAATAGTAGTATGAACTCGAATATTATGATTACTTTCTATGATGCATTTCCAGTGAGTATCGGAGATATTGAGTTTAATAGCACAGATACTAGTGTCAATTATATAGAATGTAGTGTAGAATTTAAATATCTAAGGTATGATATCGAAGTTTTATAGGATTTATTATGAAAATTGATGACATTTATGCAGAATGGGAAAAGGATTCCCAGATCAATCGCTCTGAGCTTGGTGATGAAGCTCTTAATATTCCAAAACTTCATCACAAGTATTTCAAGATCTTTACGCATGAGCGTCTCTTGCTTCGTAAACAAGAAGCAGAATTTAAGCAACTCAAGCTCGAGAAGTTGGAATTCTTCACGCTCGGGCCGACAGAAGAATCTCATGAGAAAGGTTGGCGCTTGCCACCACAAGGTAAAATACTCAAATCTGAAGTGAATAACTATATAGAAGCAGACAAGGATATAGTGAATCTATCATTGAAACTCGGCATTCAGCACGAGAAGATTGATCTGCTTGAGTCTATCATTAAGTCTCTCACGGCCCGCGGTTTTAATATTAAAGCCGCAATCGAGTGGGAGCGTTTCAAGGTCGGTATTTAATGAGCTCAGTGCATCTTAAATTTATTAATAATGTTCACGTCAAAGTAGAGGCAGAGCCATCGACCATTATGGAGTTGGCAGATGCCTTTACGTTCTATGCTGAGAACTATAAGTTCCATCCAAAGTATCGAGCCAGAATGTGGGATGGTAAAATTCGTCTCATTAACAATCTGACTGGATACGTATATGCTGGATTGGCAAGACATATTAAAAAGTTTTGTGATGCTCGAAACTATACATTCTCATTTGATGAAGAGATGTACTATGATGGTGTATCTGAACACGAATTGAGGGAATTCATAAATACTCTCGGAATTCCTGAAAAGTATGCAATTCGAGACTATCAGTTTGATTCTATTTTGAAGTGCATTCGATCAAATCGAAGAACATTGGTATCACCGACTTCTTCTGGTAAATCATTGATGATTTACATTCTGATGAGATGGTATCAGAAGCACAAAGGTTTGATTATCGTTCCTACGATTGGATTGGTGAATCAGATGGAGAGCGACTTTCGAGATTATGGCTATACAGGTAATATACACCTGTCCACTCAAGGACTGAACAAGTCGAACGATATCGAAGTTGAACTTGTTATTACCACGTGGCAGTCACTCAATAACGGTAAGAATAAGATGCCAAAACCTTGGTATCAACAGTTTGGAGTCGTATTCGGAGATGAAGCACACGGAGCAAAGGCATCTTCACTTATACAAATTCTTAGCAGTCTAACTGGTTGCAAGTATCGATTCGGCACAACTGGCACTCTTGATGGCACAGCCCTTAACGAGACAACAATCGAAGGTCTCTTTGGTCCAAAATACAAAGCCGTCAGCACAAAAGAGCTCATGGATCAAGGATACGTATCAAAACTCAAAATCAAATGCATTGTCTTGAAGTATTCTGAACAAGCAAGCAAAGAGCTCAAAGGAAAAACATACCAAGAAGAAATCGATTTCCTGATCGGTAGTGACTCTCGGAATAAGTTCATTCGCAACCTCGGACTCTCTTTAAAAGGTAATAAGCTTGTTTTCTTTCGAATCGTAGATCATGGTAAAACACTTTATGATCTCATCACGAAGAGTACAGATCATAATGTTTTTTACATCGATGGCTCTGTTAGCGGTGATATGCGAGAATCTATACGAAAGGCTATTGAAGAAGAAGAAAATGCTATTCTTCTCGCCTCGCTAGGAACGACATCGACAGGCGTAAGTATCAATCGACTACATCATATGATTGCTGCTTCTCCTTCGAAGTCAAAGATTAAAGTTCTACAGTCCATCGGTCGTATGCTTCGATTGCACGAAGAGAAACAAGAACATGGCGCTATCTTATATGATATCGTCGACGATTTGTCTTACAAATCTCATCAAAACTTTACTCTCAAACATTTTCTCGAAAGAACGAAGATCTATGATACTGAGCAGTTTGACTATGAAATCTATAACGTAAAGGTTTAATTATGTTGAAAATATTACACATGATTAGCGGAAACACCCTTATCGGACAAGTTGAAGAAAATGAAAGCGAATATATTGTTACACATCCGTTCTTAATGGAAATCGTCGAAGACTCAAACGAAGGTTCTGGTGTTCGTATGGATTATTTGTTAGCGTTTTCGAAAGATAACTGTGTACATATAAAGAAAAATGTTGTACTGTATGACTATAATCCTTCAGATAGAATGGAAGAATATTATAGCAGACTCGTTCAATTCACGACCAAACGTGAGAATGATATTATTCTAAAGCAAACCCTCGAGAATATGGATGAGATGGATAGTAGATTTAAATCTCTTCTATCACAAAAACTCATAGGAAAAAGTACAGTAAATTGAGAAAGTTTAAATGATGATCAAAAAGAAATCGACTAGCCATTATATTGACAATAAATTGTTTTATACAGAGATGGTCAAATTCTGGAATTCTTGTCAAGAAGCGAAGAAGAATGGCGAGCCGAGACCAGAGATTCCAGAATATGTAGGTAAGTGCATTATGTTGATTGCTCAACGTTTGTCAACTCGACCTAACTTTATTGGATATTCTTATCGCGAAGAGATGGTAGGAGACGGTATTGAAAACTGTCTGACATACATTCATAACTTCAATCCTGAAAAATCTACCAATCCATTTGCTTACTTTACTCAAATCATTTACTATGCATTCTTACGTCGAATCCAAAAAGAAAAGAAACACACATATATCAAGCACAAAGCTTTTGAGAATAGCATGATCATGAATACACTCGTGGATATGGCGCCAGAAGATCGATCACACTTCAATGCCGCGTTTATCAATGTATCAGAAAAGCTAGGTGAATTAGTGGAGAAGTTTGAAGCAAAGAAGCCGCCAAAGCCTGTTCAAAAGCAAGGCGTAGAGAAATTTATTGAGGATGAAGAAGATGAAGGATAATATTCCAACTCTGATTCAACAGATCAGAGAAAACATGCTGAATGAAAAAACTCCTGAACACATTCGGTATAACTATATGATTTCGATGGAACTCATTCGCGATTTTGCTGATGCATCTTTACGCGAATATCATAGTGATAAAAAGAAGATCTTTAAATGAAAATTGCTTTAATCACTGATACTCACTGGGGAGCTCGCGGAGACTCTGCTGCCTTCGCGGAATATTTTAATAGGTTTTATTATGAATACTTTTTTCCGTATCTTTCTACTAATGGTATTAGCCGCATTTTTCATTTGGGCGATATTGTTGATCGACGAAAGTATATCAACTTTGTTACAGCGAGAAATTTACGGCGATTCGTCGAACACTGTGATACTTCCGGAATCCGACTAGACGTTATTATTGGTAATCATGACACTTCGTTTAAGAATACGAACGAAGTGAATTCGATGCGCGAGTTGTTTGATCACTCGACGTATAACATACACTACTACTCAGATCCGGCAGAAGTCGATATCGACGGCTTGAGTATTGCCGTACTTCCTTGGATTTGTTCTGGCAACTATGATGAAAGCATGGAGTTTATCGATAAGACTTCTGCGCAAGTTTTATTTGGGCATCTTGAACTTGCTGGCTTCGAGATGTATAAGGGTGCAGTGAATGATCATGGATTTAGTGCTAGCATGTTTGATAAGTTTGATGTCGTGTGTAGTGGGCATTTCCATCATAAATCCACGCGCGGTAATATCAATTATCTCGGCGCACCCTATGAAATGTCTTGGTCTGACTATGATGATCCAAGGGGCTTTCATATATTTGACACGGACACTCGTGAGCTAACATTCATACAAAATCCATATAGAATGTTTCAGAAGTGGTTCTATGATGATGCCAAATGGACTAACTTCGAACAAATCAATCAATTCGATTTTAATTCGGTTAAAGGTAACTATGTGAAGGTCATTGTCAAGAATAAGAACAATCCTTTCTGGTTTGATACATATATCGATAAGCTCGAGAAGGCAGGTGCTCTTGATATCCAAGTGGTCGAAGACAATCTCAATCTTCAATTGGAAGATGACAGTGACATTGTCAATGAAGCTGAAGACACGCTTACAATCCTCACCAAAGTAGTCGATCAGTGGGAAACTCCTGTAGATAAAAAAAGATTGTACAATTTCTTAACAACGCTGTATGGTGAAGCTTTAAGTGTGGAGTAATCATGATTCATTTTAATAAACTCCGTTGGCAGAATCTTCTGTCAACTGGAAATCAGATGACTGAGGTCCAACTAGATCGTAACAAGTCTACACTTATCCTCGGTGAAAATGGCGCAGGCAAGTCGACGATCTTGGATGCGCTGTCTTATGTCTTGTACGGTAAAGCATTTCGCAACATCAATAAGCCTCAGCTCGTCAATTCGATGACAAATAAGAACCTTTTGGTTGAATGTGAGTTCCAGATAGGAAAAAACGCGTTTCTTGTGAAAAGAGGTATGCGACCCAACCTGTTCGAGATTTATCAAAATGGTGTACTAATTAATCAAAATAGTTCGAATAAAGATTATCAAGATTACTTTGAGAAGCAGATATTGAAATTAAGTTTTAAATCCTTCAGCCAGATCGTAGTATTAGGCTCTGCAAACTATTTGCCCTTCATGCAGCTCCCAGCTCACGGGCGAAGAGAAGTGATCGAAGATCTTCTGGACATTCAAATCTTCAGTACGATGAACACTCTTTTGAAAGAGAAGGTCATTGAGAATCGTAATGAATTGGGAGAAATTGATCATAAGATTAACTTGATCGAGAATAAGATCGAGCTGGCAGAAAAACACATCGTATCTCTTCGCACGAACAATGATGAATTGATCAAAGGCAAGCAAGGTATGATCGATGAACTCGAAGATCGCATAGCAGAGACTGAAGTTGTTATTCAAGATGTGTCTGATAGAATCCTATCTTTGAGTAAGCAAATCGAAGATTATGACAAGATATCGAAGCGAAAGATCAAGCTACGACAGATGGAGACTGATCTCGAGACTAAGATCCGTAAGTTTAAGAAAGAAATCTCGTTCTTCCATGATCATGATAATTGCCCGACCTGTCGTCAGGGCATCGATCATGGTTTCAAGGAAGAATGGATCAGCAATCGTATGAACAAGACGAGTGAGATCGAAAGTGCCATGGCCGAGATTGAGAGACAGATGGAAAGTATCGAGGAGCGTCTCAATCAGATCGCCGATATCAATACTCAGATCACGTCACAGAATACTCAGATTACTGGTCATAATGCAGACATTCGTTCTTGGCAAAATTCGATCAAGACTCTCAACGCAGAGATTGAATCGATTAAAAACAATACTCTCGCCATCGATACGAGCAATGACGACGTTGATACTTTCAAGAATGAACTGAAGAATACGAAGGCTCGCAAAGAAGAACTGACACACCATCGTCAGGTTCTTGAAGTTGCGGGCGTTCTGCTCAAGGATACTGGTATCAAGACGAAGATCATTAAGCAGTATGTTCCTGTCATGAATAAACTTATCAACAAATATCTCGCAGCCATGGACTTCTTTGTTCAGTTCGAATTGGATGAAAACTTTAATGAAACTATTAAGTCGCGTTACAGAGACGATTTCAGCTATGCCTCTTTCTCCGAGGGCGAAAAAATGCGTATTGATCTTAGCCTTATGTTTACCTGGCGGGCTATTGCTAAGCTCCGTAATAGTGCTAGTACTAACCTCCTCCTCATGGATGAAGTCTTCGACTCTTCG